AACCGGCTGAAAGAGCGCGGCGGCGAAGAACGGCGCTGCCGTGACGATTGTCCAGGCGGCCCCAATCGAGGCCACCGTCTCCGCAAACATTGGCCCTTTCACAGGCACCGGTTCCGGCGTCAACGTGTTGCTAAATTCAATCCAAGGGCGATAGGTCGTGGTGGTTGTTGTTTCATCGACCGGCAAGTCGCCGCTGGAAGCCGTGCCGCCAAATCGAAGCGACGAGTTATGGCCCTGCACGCCCGTCGTGGCCGTCGGTGTTCCGCCCACGCCGATTTCAACGACGAGCCGGTCGCCAGCGGCGCACGCATAGGAACTCAGCGCAGTTGAGGGGAAGGTTCGATTCGCGAGCGCAGTGCCGATTTCGGAAGACGTGGCTCGCGTGATCGCGAGCAGTGTGGCGCGTGTGGTCGAGCCGTCATTGCTACAGACGAGAATTTTGAGCGTGATGAAAAGATTATTTGCCGCATTCGCTTCAAGGCACTGGAACTGCGCCGTGACGTTGCCGCTGATCGTCTGCGCATCGAGCGGATCGCTGACATATTGCCGATGGCAGGCATCGCCATTGACGAGATGATCGGCCGCATCAGGAGTATAGGCCGTGGTCGCAAGGGCAGATCCGTCAGGCTGCCACAATAAGGCTCGGGTGACACCGCTATTAACGTGCTCCCAGTCCGTCCCACTTGGTGCAGGAGGCGTAACAGGTGCAACACGCGAATCTGGAAGATACAACCGAGTGGCCACCGTGCCCCCATACCACAGGGTAGGGCGGCCCTATCGCCACCCCACCCCATCACACGCTTAGACTTCGCGGTAGTTAACGCCGAATGACCAGTTGGTCAGTGTGGCGGCGGCCACCGGCAAATACAGCCCGAATCCTGACGCGGAGCCCGCAGGCATCACAATCGTCTCTCCAGGCGTCGGCACCCACAGCCAGCCGTTCAACACGTTGAAGGCGTCGTCAAAGATCGCCGTCTTGCCGCCCGCACCTTCTGCGGAGGCGTTGATGCCAGACGTACCCGCCGCACCGGCAGTTCCGCCGGTGATGACCGAGGCTGCACTCGCCCGCTTCAGCTTGGCAGGCGTCGCCGAGGTGAGCGTGGGAAACGCGGTGACTTGCGTTTCGAGCTGCACCCGTTGCTGGGCGCTGGTGGCATTGGCTGACTGGCCAATCCAGCACCGCAGGATTTCGAGGTTGACGTTCGGGGCCGCTGCTGGATTGATAAATGCCAGCGTCACGGCCTGGTTCGCGAGCGTGATTCCGCCCCCTCCAACTGAATACTCGTTCATAGCACCCTCCCTTGGTTAAAGAAACGACCGTCCAGACCAGACCTTCCAGCCCTGACGAGTGAAAATTCGGATCTTTCCATTCCGTCGCTCGATCCGACTAGCGAACTCCCCTGTCTCGATCCCATTGCGCAGCACATTGAAGGCGAACTCTCCATTCGGCGCATCGCTCATCCGGGCAAAACTTTCTCCGAGCGCCCAATGCGCCCCGCGCTCATCGACAATAAGCAGCGCCGGAGGAGTGGAGACATAACTATCAGTGATGTGTTGTTGTGGGCCTTGTGGGACCATATACGAGAGAATCCGACTCATACGTAGATCATTCCTTTCATTTGTCGGCCAACAACAACCGGGCTTGGTGGATCGGGTGGAGGCCCTCCTCCGGCGGGAGAAAACGCCATCGCGGAGGTCAGATCGTTGGCATACGATTCCGTTTCCGTGAACGTAACGGCGGTTGGCCCCACGCCAGAGGTCGTCTTATATTCCCCGTTCCCGATGGTGCCTGCTGGCCCTGCCGTGAACCCCGTTCCGACTGTAGGCGGGGTAATCTGACCGAGGTCGGCCCCGACACCCACAAGAATCCCGTTGGCTGCCGTGGTAATGGCGGTGCTGGTCACGGCATCGGCTCCGGTACCTGGCGTGGTTTGCGGGTTAATGATCTTATCGACCATCGTTCCCGCATCGCTCAACTCAAACACGAACAACTCAATCGAGACTGCGGCGCCCGATTTCGTGGCCGTGACGGTGTGCGATCCGGCAGTCGCATTCATCAAATACCCGTGCGCCATACGCCCGTCGCCGTTGGCCGTCGGGTTATTGTGCAGGGTGAACGCCCCATCGACGCTGCTAGAAATCGACGTGAGGGTTTCCGTCAACGAGGGCCAGACCGCCACCGCGTAGAGCGTGCTGCCTGCGGCCACCCCTGCGAGGGTGACGGCGGCTGTGGCTGAACTAAACTCGATCTGCTTATTGCTCTGGACATGCGCGGATGCCATCAGTGCGCCTCCACCACGTAGACCCCGGCGGGCACCGAAGGCGGCGTGGTATCACTGCCCCCTTGGAGCGGGTGTGGGTACGTATAGGCCGTATAGGTCGTGCTGACTCCATTACAGGTTGAGGGCATTGACGCACTGCCGCACCAGTCCCGATTCTGCACAATGTAGTTCGCGTTGCCGGTCGGATCAGGCCCGTTGAAATCAAAGTTGTTGTTGGCAGACCCGTTCATCGTGTTGCCCCAAAAGAGGGCCGGTCTGGTCGTTTGCGGATCGTTTCCGTCAAACCCGAACTGATCGCGGCAGGGATAGCCGTTCTGTGCGCCGGTTCCTGGTCCATCCATCGTGATACAGCCGTTCGCCGTCCCCGTGCAGCCCCCAGGTGGGGTCGTGCTGCCGCCGTAGAACTTGCCGCTGGTGTTACTACACAGCACGTCCCACGGGTCGCTATCGACCTGGCCGGTGCGATACAGCGCCACTACAATAGGGTTGCCCATGTAGAACCCGTTCGTGTCGAACGTATTGTTCGCCACGATACCCGTCCCACCGCGAATGCCGATGAACACGAATTGACTGGAATCGTAGGTCATCTCGAAGGTGTTGTTGTAGACTTCCCATTTGCGACAGGACCGAAGTGCCGGGACAATCGCATCGTGCATCTCAAAGTAGGAGTTCTGGACCGTGTTGTAGCGGAACACGAGCCGTCCGCCACCATCACAGTCCGTGGTCGGATTGCTGACTTGGAGCGTGGAATGAGCAAACGTATTGTCCTCGATATACACGGCATCGCTGCCGCCGAGGTCGAGCGCCCGTAGGTACTCGCCATTGCCGCCATCCCCTGACACGCGCATGTGGATTTGAATGGCCCCAGGATCGGTAAAGGTATTATGGTCGATCAGCCCCTTTTGGTAGCCTGGTCCTGTTGGTGCAATCCAGATCAGCCGGTTTTCGCACCGCCCCGCGCCAGGTGACACGGTATTGAAATGGATATGGTCAATGCGCCAGGCTTTTGATTCGGTGAGGACGTTGACACACGCCGTCCCCGCGAACGTCATGGCCGTGAGTCGCCAGGTCGTGCCATCGGCCCCGCTCATGTCGAAGCCGTTGTTGGTGATGTTCGTCACGCCGATCCCAGCCCCTTGAATCGTGATGCCCTTTGACGTCGACACGGCACTGGTCCAGGTGCAACTCCCGGATGGAATCGTGACCGTATCGCCGTCAGACGCGAGCCCGATGGCCGTCGTGACATTGGCATTGGAGCAGGACGCCGCCGCGTAGGTCGCCGCATCGGCCGCGCCGGATAAGCCCACTAGGAGCAGAAGCAACACCATACTCACGAGATAGAGGAATCGCCCCTTCGACTGTCCAGGACTCACCGGCGACGCGGGCGTCTTGGACACTTCGTCACTCAACGCGCTTTCGTTCCCCGTCGTGTCATAGGCTGAGACGGCAAAATAGTGGGTGTGATAATCGTCGAGTCCCATAAAACTCCTGGTGATCGTCGGCGCCAGCACCACAAACGATTCGTAATAGATCCCCGACTGCACGCCGTGATAGACGTGATATCCGGCGAGATCAGGATCCGTATTGGCGGTCCATCCGACCAGTGCATCCATCAGGCGCACTCCGACCAGTTGGAGCGTGGGGTATTGCGATAGCTCGCCCCACGCTTCACGTAGACGATTCCGTCGGCGGCCTGCGCCAGCACGAGTCCACAGCGCAAGCAGCGATGGGCCGCCACTTCGTGCTGCACCCAGTTCTCTATGACCTCGATCGGGAACGCCATCGTGTGTCACCAGCCCCAATAACAGCGCATTCGCTTCAACCAGCCCCTTACGGAGTGACAGTTGTCACGCTTAGGCCCGTCGGAGCCACCGGAGGGTTCACGTTCACCACCGCCTCCGCCGTGTTCGAAAAGAGCGATTCATTGTTCGAGGTATCGAACGCGGTCATTTTGTAACAATACGTCCCGTCAGCAGCGACGACGTTGCTGCCCGTCACCACTTTGGCAAACGTCTGCACGGTGGCAAACGCCCCAGGATTCGTGCAGGCCCCAGGCGCTCGATAGAGCTTGTAGCCCGCCAGGTCGCTTTCCGTGTTGGCGTTCCAGGCGAGATTCACCGTGGCGGCCATCGCAAAAGACTGGATACCGGTAAGCGCCAATACACTCAGGATGCTGAGACATTGCTTGAAGCGCATGCGATCCTCCTTGATTGAATCATCGTTACAGTCCCTTCAGAATCGTGAGAATTTCCTGCCGCGCTGTCGCCAGCGGCACGTTGAGCCGGCCGGCCGTCCAGATCGCCACCGCCTTGACCAGTTTCTCGGCATTGAATTGCCCGAGCGCCCGCGTATCCACCTGCGCCGCGTCATAGTCGCTCATCTCCTGCGCCGTGGCCGGTCGAATTCCTCCCGCTCCGTCATAGCGTTCAAGCCGCGGATTCGGGTTGCGCGGCAAATCCACCACCGCCTGTCCGGCGGATGCGATCTGCTCGCACGGGCCCCCGTTGAGGAATTCATTCGTCGCGAGGATGTAGATCCATTTGAACATCGGCCTCACCAGGTAAATCGTGACGTGTAGAGATTGACCGTGCCGCCTGACGTGGCAAACGTCAGCCCTTGATACTCAAGTGGAAGATCGCCAAGTGCATGCCCTTCGCCTGCTCCAAAATAGTCGCGCAGAGCGCCGATCAGTTCATCCGACGCAATGTAAGTTAGATCCGTGACCGCTATCCCTCCAACCGCCATGACCGCTGCGCTGCTGTTGTACCCCTGCAATTGCAGCAGCACGGGCGCAGGCGGCACAAACGCGGCGAGATCGACCAGTGTCGCCGTCGTCGAGGTCAACGCTCCGATCTGCCAGTCATCGTCATAGCCGCAGAACACCTGCCGATCCCGCGCCCAGCTGTGCTTCAGGTTCGAACTGCCGTTGTTGTAGACGAAACTCAGCTTCGCTTTTTGCGTGTAGCCGGTCGGGAGCGTCACCGCGACATCATTGCGCGTGATGTAGGCCTTGAACAGAAAGTCATCATCAGTATCTGCCGTCCAGGTCGCGCCGTCATAGGCCGCCTTCGAACCGTTAGCATAGGCCGCCGTCGTGGTGTCCGCCCGCCAGCCCATATGATTCGCGCCGCTGACCGTAAAGTCGCCCTGTAAGACCAGATGATATTGCGTGGCCGCCGAGAGCGAGACCGGAGTGCGGAACGGGATCCGCACCCAGCCGGCCGTCGTCGTTAAGCGGCTGATGTCATACTTGTCCGAGGTCGCCAGCGGCGTATTGCTCGGCACCCCGCCGCTATTCGCCTCCACCGTGAACCAGTAATTCCCCGTCGGCGTCCCGACCTTCACCAGCTTGACGTCAACAAATTCCAGCAGTCCGGCCGTATCGACTTTGAAGCCCTGCGCGAGCTTCGTGCGGGCCGTGGCATCACGGATGAGATGCTGCCCATCTTCCCCGGCGCTCGAATCTTCATCGAGGAAGTAGTCTTTCTCTCGATGCAGGACGCCTTTCTTATTGGTGCCGCCGTCAGAAATCGCATAGAGCGAGTACCAGGTCGAGGCCGCTTCCGATCCCGTATCGAGGCCGTTGACTCCGCTGGCCGACAGATCGACGGCGATATTCGACCAGCTCTTGATCTCCTGGCCGTCATCCATCACGATCGCATCGGCGCTGAAGAGCACTTGCGACAGGGCCTTGTCATTATCCGGATGCGTCTGCACGCGCAGCCCGCGAAAACTCTGTGAGAGGGAATTCGTAAAGAGGCCGTCCCACATGGCCTTGGTGATGCCCAGGACCATCTTGTAGGTCTTGCCGCCGACATTCTTGACGCTGGCCGAGGTACTCTCTGCCGCCCTGGTGACTGTCAACGTATCGCCGACGCGATTCGTCACCGTGACGATCTCGCGGTTCGGATCGTCTGCCGGATCGCTGTAGGTCGAGGCGTCCCACCAGGTCAGCGGATAGGAAAATGTCGAGGGCAGCCGCGACCCGTGGCCGGCCGTGAGCACGATCGACGTCGCCGCCGCGTCATACCCGGTGCTGACCGTCACTTTGCCGAAATTGGTGACCGGAGTTCCCATTACCAACGCACCTCCACAAGCCCATCACTGCCCGAGATTCCGCTCGAGACTGGACTGCCAGCCCCGCACGCGCCTCCGGTCTTGCCCCCGCCGACACTTACTGCATCCCCGATGCCGGATCCTGGCGGGCCATCGATGCCCGTTGTGGCGGTATTCCATGCGGCATAGGCACCAGTCCCTGCAGATCCCCCATTGCCTTGACATAGCACGACGCCGCTCAAGCTCATCTGCGAGAGTGTGCCACTGGTGCCATTTGAGGCTGTGACCGATGTGCTAATGCCGGAGCCTGACGCGGACGCGCCGCCGATGCCCATGGCGCCGACGAGCAGGTCATAGACCTGTCCCTCTTCCACATCGAGCATCGTCGTCGCCCGACCGGAATCGCCCCCGCGCCCACCTGGCGCAGCATGCACGGGATGCGTGCCGCTAAAAGTATACTCATGATAGGCCCCACCACCCCCGCCGCCACTCGCCCCATAGCAGGTCACTTCGATCTGTGTGACGCCAGCCGGCACGGTCCAGGTCGTTGAGCCAGGCGTGTTGAACGTCTGGAGATTATTCGCGAGCGAGCCCGGCACCTGCACCGTCACTTTCGCGCCCTTCACAATCCCCAGCCAGGATTCATAGGCTCGCTGCTGCAGGCTGGAGGTCGTCAATTCCAGATCATGAAAGAGCAACGTGCCCGCCTTCTCACGGATTGAGACTCGCTGAATCGCGAATGTACCCGTGAGGCCAAACGTCGGCAGATCCACCGTCGCCACTTGCCCGGCGCGAAACCCATAGCCCCGCACCTGACAGCGCACCGTCGTGCGCGGCGTGCCCGACGTCGCCAACCGCAACCGGGCATAGCTAATCCCGAGCAGGGCGATCTCTGCACCGTCATTGCTGGTCGGATGCGTGATTTCTTCGACTTCTTCATAAATCCCGCTCCCGCCTTCAATCGCCTGGCGGGCGGCAATCTGATCCTCATTCCGGCGCTCCTGCGTGGTCGTTAGCGCGTCCTGGCTCTTGACGGCGGGCGTGCCGGTGACGAGGACTTTCTGCACGTTGCGATAGGTCTCCCGATCGCTTGAGGAAGTCGTCCCCTCCAGCAGCACATTCGCCTCACTGAGCACCAGCGGAGCCGCCGCCACCAGCGTGCTGCGCATCTGAATCGACCCGTCGAAGTCCAGATAGAACGTCTGCCCCGTCGCCGCCCCCATATCGCGCAGGATGTCCAGCGCTTTACCATGGCGGGAATCGACCAGAGGCAATGTCGCCCGGCTTTCGATGGTACCGATCGAGAGCTCCTCATCGGCCAATTCGTTATCGAGCAGGGAGTCCAGCACGTTCGGGATCGGCACATTGGTAAAGTTGCGTGACACTTTGCGGCGGATCAGCGTGTGCGTCTTATCGAGGCAATCGACGGCATACTCCACGGTCGAGAGGTCCGGCGAACTCTTATCGATATGGTCCATCGTCCCGGCAAAGATCAGCTGGGAGTGATAGAAGATCCGCACGTTGTCGCCCACCACCGGCGGCGAGTCCGGGTTGACCATGATAAAAGCGGCCGTGACCGGCTGGCCAAGCGTGTCTTGAATCCGCAGGCTGTCCATCTTGATCGAGGCCCGCGCATCGACGCCGTTGATCTCCGTCAGAATCGGCCGCAGGCTCGTCGGATCGACGATCGCCCCAGGGTCTTGCATGACAGACCCGAGACTGACACCGGCGCAGGTGGCGGCTCCGAATTGCATCAGTAGGCCCCCATGGTGCGCAACGCCCCTGGCTGCTCATCACTGACGGCCATCGCGATCTCGCGCTTGTTCAGGTAGACATGGGTATGGATCGGCGCAGCGGCACCTCCACCCATTCCGATCGCCTCCCGCATGAACGCCGCCCCGCGCCCATTCAGGGGAATAATCGCTTCCTGTCCATGCAGCGTCGCTGGTGTGCCGGAACCGAAATCGCCGATGCCGCCGTCTTTGAATCCGAGGTTTCCCGTGGCGGCGAGGGCCACAGCAATCGCCGCCACGCCCAACAGAATCGCCCCGGCGTAGGGAATGCCGAACACCGTGGCAGTGAGCGCTTCCGCAATGGCGCTCAAGACGCCCATGACAAACGCACCAACCGCCGTGAGCGTCCCCACGAGCGCAGCCGAGATCGCAGCAAACCCCGTCGCCACGGTGGCATAGGCCCCCACAATGGCGGCCGACGCCCCGGTCCAGATCGACACACTCGCCGCCGCCGCCGCGGTATCACTCGCCACGACCGCCGCATTCGTGGACGTTTTGAGTCCGAGCTTCGTGGCTTCCGTTGCCGTCAGAATTCCGATATCCACAGATGCTTGCAATGCCGATTGAGCCGCGAGCTGTACGCCGGTATTGAGCGCCCCCTGAAGAATCGCCACTTGTGTAGATTGCCAGGCCGCCTCGATAAAGTTGCCGCCCTTCACCACCGCGTTCGCAAGGCCGCCCGTCCAGGTCGTAATGATCTGACCAACAGAGAAGGCATTGCTCGCCACAATCGATTGCATCTGCTGCTCAAAGAAGGTTGGGAATTGTTGCGCGACGCCGCGCCGCTTCGTATCGGCCTCCAGATCGAGCTGCACGACGCGCTGATAATAGGTGCTCCAGGTGAGATTCCCATGGGCCAGCTGGCTATCCAGAGTGGCCATCGAGGACGCGACACTCGCGTCGATCGCCTCAAAGGCATATTGCCTTGCGGTATCGACCTCGCCAAATACCGAGCCGAGTTGCCGGTATTTCGCCGCCGCATTGTCGGCATAGGCCTGTTCTGTGGAGGATTGCACCGCGAGCGCGTCCGCCGTTTCACGCACGAGGGCAAGTCTGGTGCGCGATTCATCCAGCACCTGCTGCGCCGCACTGGAATTATGGATCGCGAGCAGACTCGCTTCCTGAAAATTCAACTGCGGGAATAGACTCATCAACTGCTTGACGGCCTCCAGATGCGCATCAAACGCCTTATAGGCTCCATCCGGCACTTTCTGAAACTGGAGCGCATTCACTGCATCCGCCTGCTCAAGTCCTTGAGCAAACTTCAGATTTCGCTCGGCAATGGCTGCGTCATGCAACTTATCGATTCCAACTTGTAGCTCCGCATTGATCTTCTCCATGATTGACTTCCGGCGCTCGGTCCAGATCATCAAGTCACGAGATTTAATAGCGGCCCGCTCGATCGCATCGACGTGCCCCTGCAATTCAGCTTGTACCTGCTGCATGATCTGCAACTTGTCCTCATCCGACATCCCGCTTGGCGGTCCCGGGGGAGGCATCTTGGAGGCCTGCACAGCCGCCATGGCCGCCGCCACACCCGGCATATACGAGAAGATGATCGGATGATCTTTCTGAATTTGCTCCAGGGCTGCGCTATAGTTTCGCGTGATATTGGTGAGCTTCGCGATCGATTCAGTCATGGAATTGATGCCAGACTCGACCGTCGAGGCAAACGTGGCAGAGAGCTGCAATTTGAGCCCCTGCAATGACAAACCCAGGCGATCCGAGGCATCATCGACAGCCGTCAAGGCCCGCACTTGATCGGTACTGAGAATCAGGCCAAAGCGTTCAGCCGCCCGGCGTGATTCATCGAAGGCCGCCGCGCCCCGATTCAACATCGGGATCATCTCAAGCCCGGATTTCCCAAAGAGCGTGATGGCGATCCGGGCCTTCTCCGGGCCATCCGGCAAAGTTTTGAACTTGTCCGCCACGGCCCGGATGACGGAATCCGTCGTCCCCAGTGAGGTGATCGCAATCCCCATCTGCTCGAACGTGGCCGACGCCGCGCTCGCCGGATCGCGAGCCTCGACCATATATTTCGAGAGTGTTTTGATGCCGGTCGTGAGGGTCTCGGCCTGGAATCCGTTCTCGGCCATGATTACGGACCAGCCCTGAATCGTATTCATGGCGATGCCGGTCTTTTGGCTCAGCTGATCAATCGCCTCGATCTGCTTGCCCGCGCTGGTGGTCATGAGGACCGCTGCCGTCGCCGCCGCCGCGAATCCACCCGCCAAGACGCCGGCCGCCGTCGCGCCGCCCTTGGCGAGCCCTTCGAACGCTTCCAGCGCCCGATTGACCCCACCCCCGAGCGACTGCCCGGCCACCGACGAGGACTTCGTGAAGCGATCGACCGACGTTTGCGCCTGGTCGAGTCCCTTCAGGAGTCCGTTCGAGTCTGCGAGGAGTTCGAGAATCAGCCTATTCACAGCGCCCCCGTCCGGATGCCTTCTGCTGCTCTGCCATCATCTGAAACGCCTGCACCGTCTGCGCACCCACATCGACCGGCTCGTCAGCCTCACCCTGCACCAGCGTGCGCGGCATGAAATCTTCCGGCGTCAGCGCCTTCTGACTCTTCTTCGTCCGGTTCACGTTCGCCAGCGTGCTGGCGATCAGTCCGGCCTGCCAGTACCCCGCCGGCGGACCAAACGGCTCCACCTGATAGTAGGCCTGCCATTCCACAAACTGCTTCGCCGACATACGGGCCAGCAGCCTGTCCGGGCTCGGTTCCCCCAGACTCAGAGCGAGGCGGAAGGCGAATCGCCGCTCTGGGCTGCGTCGGAGTTTTTTACCAACTCCTCCATCTCTTTCGGCCCACGCCCGGACAGCCGCAACGCCACCCCCGCGAGGAGCTCCAACGCCGCCGAGCTTTTCGTGCCGAGCTTCACTACGTCGCTCTCCGTAAAGAGCAGCTGCCGCTGGCGATCGATCAGCGTGCGTTGCACCAGCTTGGCCGTGGCATTCTCCAGCTTCGCCCGCCGGGATCCGCCCTTGATCTCACTGACTGACATTTCGTAGGCGTTCCACCCGGCGGCGGTGAAGCCAGAGACCAACACCTTACGGCCGCCCCATTGGGGCACCGTGACTTCCTCGATCTGCACGTCATCCATGCCGAGGATGTCGTCTTTACTCAACAACTCGTCTGCCATGATGCCCTTCCTATGCGACCTTGATCGGCGCGAACTTCACGGCCGCGTTGCTGCCCTGGTAGTACAGATTGCCGTCTGACTGGAGCCAGCCATCGGCCTGATTGATGAGGAACATCGCCACATCGCCAGCTGCGAGGCTGTAGGCCGTGATGTCGCCGGTGCGGTTGCGGGAGTCCGCCACGCTGCTGATCGTGATGGTATAGGGCGAGGCCCCGCTGTTCTGCGCGACGAGTAGAATCGTCCCGGAGAGCGGGGTCTGATTGAAATTCACCGTATCGGCCGCCGTGAGCGTCATGTCGAGCGAATCGGCCGCCGGTTGGAGTGTGGGATAGGGGCCTTTCGGCACTTGCACGGCGATGGTTGTACGGGCCATGGAATCCTCCTTCTAGTCGTGTCACAAATCAGGCACCCCCGCTCATCGGGGACGCCTCACACTTAGCTAAATGTTGGTGCCCCGGTGCAGCGGATGCTGATCTTCTGCGTGATGGCGTCATCGACCGGAAACTCGAACGGCATCGACTTCACATAGCCTGAGAAGCTGATCGTCTGAATCGCGCCCGGCAAAACGATCTGCCAGTTGCGCTTGGTCCGGTTGATGAAATCCGTGCGGAGCCCGATATGCGTGACATCGCTCGGCACATAGTTCGTTTCGAATTCGACGCTCCCGGCATCGATCAAGGTCAAGATGAATTCCTTGTAGGCCCCTGATGCCGCTGAGCTGTGCGTGGTGACTTCGGCTTCATCTGTTTCCATCGATGGTCCGCTGATCGAGCGGACTTCCCCCACGGTGCTGAAGGTCTCCGGTGAGCCTCCGTCCCCGCGTTTTAAGAGCGTGCCATATCCAGAAATTGCTGCGGTTGCCATAGCCGTCCTCCTCGTTCGTTAAAATGCTAGCGCCCGGCGTTGATGTCGACAGGTCCATCGCTGGACGGCCTGCGCCACCCCTTTCACGGCGGTGGTATTGTCGTCAGTGGTCAGTTCCGTCAGCTGGAGATGCGAGACTTCATGCTTGAGCCGCTCGCGCACCAGCACCATCGCCTCGTACACATCCTCGATGGCCGCGTCTAGCTTGGCGCGTAAGTCGGTCGTGTCGCGCACATAGAGCACCAGCACTACCGACAAAAGGCTTTCGAGCTTCTCGACGGTTTGCCCGGTCAGAGTTTCATCCGTGACGACGACGCAATAGGTGATGTCGCGTTTGATTTCATCTGCGCTCAAGAAATTGGTCGACAGATCGAACGCCTTCACGCGAGCCTGCTCGGCCCCCTTCAGCGCCCCCAGCCCGGACAACACCGCATCCCGGACCGTCGTGCGTGTGCTGGTCAGTGGCGTGCTCACTTGCCCACCTCTGCCAACACTTGATCAAACTCCTCACGCGCCACCGCCTCCATCGCCCGCTGTCCCGGTCCAACGACCGGCCGTGGCCGGAGATGCCCGCGCCCATGCGCGAGTGTCGCGCCGCCTTCAAAGATGTTCAGCAGTCGCGGCAGCGGCGTCACTTGTCCTTTGATCTCAGCGGCGCGCACCGTCACTTTCGTCTGCATCTTCCTGGCTTGCCGACGCAGAAAGCCTGTGCGCACACCGAACTCACTGGCAATCTGCTGCCTGGCCTCTTTCCGCCCGACGTTCAGCACCCGGCGCATGGCCTTGCGGATCTTCTGCACGGCGGCTTTCCCCGCCTTCGCATAGTTCAGCAGCCCGACGCCATAGGTCCGCATCCGGATCGCCATCAGGCCACCCCCGTACGCAGACTGTACTTATTGATGATCGGCGCGAGATTGATCCCGCCCCAATCCAGATTGACGTACTGCACATTCCCATCAGCAACCGATCGAGACCGGACGCCAACGAGATTATTAGCCCCCTTCTCCCGGCAGGCCCACACCAGCTCGATCGCCGCCTGCTCCAAATCCGTCGGGATCGTGGCATAGCCGCCGACGTAGGTGATCTTGATATTACGGAGCCCCTGTTGAAACGTGAGGCCGTCCAGCACGATCAATCCCGCATCGGCATCGGCCACCACATAGGATGACTCGGCCAGTAACGTACTGGCCCCATAGACCCGCAAGGGATCGTCATAAAGACTCGTGACGCTAACGATAGGCGGCCGCGCCACCAGCAGCTGTGAGCGCCAGCGAGGGGCCGAATGCTCGACAGTCGAGAGACTGCCGGATCCGGCCCCGTGGTAATACTCCGTCACAGTCGTCTGCTCGAAGGTGCGCCCGCACTGCTGCTCCAGGAACGCCTGCACAGCCGGAATCAGCCGCTCCAGCTCGGCATCGTGCTCCTGGTTGTCGCCTTCGATATTCCGGAAGGCTTTGCAGTTAGGGACCGTCGTGAGCGCCATGCGATTCGTCCTCGTCGCCCGTTAATCCAACAAGGCTGACGGCGGGGTCGCCTGCTGATACCGAGCGCTGCCCAGGATATAGGCGACGCCGTAGAAATCGGCATTTGCCCCCGGCGAGGCCACAGCGATCGACACGCTGGTGAATCCGCCCGCCAAGTCCAGCATGCGGTCATCGATATGGATGACGTACATCTTGTTCGCGGTGTCGAGGTTGAAGGTGTTACTGGTCGCCGCCTTCTTCGCCAGCGTGCCGCTGGTGGTGAGGTCGTCCCAGTAATCCGTGAACGCCAGGGCCTTGTTGCTCGTCCCCGCCACGGCGGTCGCTTGTTCGACGGTGACAGCGGCCGTACCGGCTGCCCACGCGCCCGTGATGATGACGATGGTCAGCTGGTCATAGTTTTTCAACGAGACCCACTTTTTGGTGGCCGCCGCTCCGCTATAACTCTTCGGCTCGCAGGCCCAGATCAATTTCTGCCGTTCGACGATATGGTTGTACATGAGTCAGTTCCCCCTTTCGGCCATTCCGGCCAGGCGTTAGCGTGTCTCGGTGCAGACGTATGGGCTCAAGGTGTTGCTGCCCTTGAACGGAGTGAGCGGCGCATGCCAGATCGGCTGCCCATCGTTCCGCATGGTGAAGCGGAATGTCTGCTCATCGTTCAGGAATCGCACGTGCATGCTGCTCGCCGCTTGCACGCCGCCCTTGTCAATCACGATGTACTGGCTCGGATCCATCAACACCACATCGCCCTTGGTGCCGAGGGTCTGGCAGTATTCCACCGGAATGACCGGCCGGCCGAACAAGGTGGCGTAAGGTTGCCCGGCGATGCTGCCCGCCGCGAGATAGACCGGCATGCCGCCGACGTTTTCCGTCCCGGCAACGTTCTTGATCTTCACGTTCATCTGATAGAGCTGCGGCTCGACGTCCTGGTTGATGTACCAGACGGCATTCGCCCGGGAGCGTGCCCACATGCGCGACCACATTTTCATGGCGTTTTCCGCGACGAAGGTGGTCGAAGCCTGGCTGCCTTCCTTGGTGATGGTCACGAGCGCGTTGCTGGCCATCACGCCGAGCATTTGCCCGACGCCGGTGCCGCTCATGATTTCGTTCTCGATCGTGAAATTGAATTCTTCGCTAAAGGCCTGCGTCATGACGGCTTCGAGCGCGGTGCTGTCTTGCAACAGCTCATCCGTCGCGTAGCAGAGCCCGGTCAGCTTCTTGAGGGCCAACTCCATGGCGCGGAATTTCGGCTTCTTCGAGGTAAAGGCATCGGCCTCGTTGGTCCGATAGACCTGCACGCCGCCCCAGCGTGAGCCGGTGGCGCGGCTGGTTTCGTCGACACCGAGCATCTTCAATCCGTTGCTGTTCGCCCCGATGGGGATCCGGCGCACCCGGCTCAGA